CCATTCTCCAACTCCAAGGAGCCCCTGTTCCAGTTGACCACACCCTGTTGAAGCCATTTAGGGAGATTTTCATAAGAAAGTTGTAGGCGGCCCAACATTTCTCTTGCAGTGGCTGCTTTGTTTGCGAGGATTGCGATGTTGACATTATCATTAAAAATTGCATACCACAGGAGATAAGCAGTAACCACTGTGGATTTACCTGACTGACGTGGTAGCTTTGCTATATTGAATCTATTCTCATGGAATCGATTCACCATGTCTTCTTGGAAATCGTACAGATCAAAACCAACTATACCCTGATCGAGGTTAACGATCTTGATATAGTTACGAATAAAATAAACAGGATTTGCACTACACTTTATAAACTCCTGCACCTCTTCAGGTGTAAAGTTCGTGTTGACATTAGCCCGTTTGAGATTGGGGTTACCTAGATATATCTCCTGCTTTTCAGCCATTGGCTTCTTTGATTGCCTCTACAATAGTCCTCTTTAATTGCTTCTGTTGTTTCTTGCCGATACCAACAGATGCATCTATCTTTACTTTAACCCAATAAAGACCTATTAATACAAGCATGAATGGGATAGCATCTCCCCATGAGATTTCATTCCATGCTTCTACGACATTTAATACAGAAAACATTAGTATAATCCTGGTAGGTTAGCGGCTGTAGTGGATTGGATCCCATCTCCCACTTCAGGTAGCGGATCTCCCTCACTTGGTACAACATCAATGGTACCATTTGCTTCTCTAATTGCTCTTAGTGATGCGAAGTCCTTACGTTTAGTACCACCATCATATTCCCAAGCATATCCTTCTTCAATCATTTGTTCGTTGAGTGATACATTATCATCGCCAACGTATAACCAACCAAGAAGCCTACCATACTTACCCATGCCACCTTTAAGTTCGGTTCTAATGGTAAGTTCATTGTCTCCTTTAATTGTATCTTCTAACGTTCCTTTCATCCAGTTAGTAGCATCTATCCCTAGTGCCTTCTCTTCTAAATCTCTAGTTCTCTTCTCAGGAGTATCAATACCTGCTATACGAACACGTTCATGCTTATAGATATCAAATCCTAAATCTATTACTACGTCAATGGTATCTCCATCAACTACTTTCGTTACTTCCGTGACTCGGAAGTTGTAGCAACTCTTCCGAGACGGTGGTGTCATCTTGCCCATTGGGGTACCATTCGTCATACTTAAATATGTATAAGATGGCGACCCCTACTAGGACAAGTAAGATACCTAGCATTATATTTACAGACCAAACGACCTCACTCAACGTGGATCACTCCTTTCATGCCAGCCCCTGCATGAGGTGCACATGAGAAATTATAATCTCCTGCATCTGCAAAAGTAATTTCCTGTGTCTCACCTGGACTAAACATTAGTGACTCCCTTGATAGATCTGCTCTACCATCAACAATGATGTTGTGAGGAGGTAATGCATTATTAATGAATGTAACTGTATCTCCAGCAGAGACCGTCACTTCACTAGGTTCAAAGACTAAGTTACCTTCGTAACCCATCTGTATATCAACAGCGTATGCTTTCGCTGCTAGTGTCATTGATAAAAACAATGACGTTAACATTATAGTTAATCTGGACATCCACCACATAATTTCATGTTTCATAATTCGACACCCATCGTACAATAGTCAATAAAATGAGGATGCTCCCTTAATCCAGGGACATCCTCTTTTGAATGTTCTATTGCTTCATAGGCATCTTGTGCGTATTCACATATTTCATAATGTTGTCGGTTTGAATCGTGGTAACCAACCGTATAGTGGGACATGAACTTTCAACTCCACTTGTCTCGAATGACGTAAGTATTTATTCCTTCTTGGTATCTTTCGCTTCCTTTTTTAAGGCTTTCCTAACCTGCTTGGCATAGTAAACTTCTTGTTTAGTATACCAGTCGGGATGTTCCTTTGCTCTTTGAATTAATAACTTAGCCGCCTTCTTATTCTTCAACCGTTAACTTGCGATGGTCCTCTGAAATACTTATTTATAACCTCAACCTGATCATGGTACCTTGAGATCTTATCGAGCTCTTGACCAATAGCTTCAGTGATATCAGAATGCTCTCCAATACCTGCTGGATGTTCTAGGTAAACATTGACGTTTGCCTTATGCTTTTCAATTTCACCTTGAGCGTGTGCAAGCATTGCACGTAATAGTTGCTCTCTCATGTGTAACATACCCATAGTGTTTACTTTTTGTTTCTTAATGCACAGTTCATCTCATGCTTCTCTATCCACGTATATGGACGTGCATGACCTAGAGGTGCTGTGATACCACAGAACCTACAAACTTTTCTTCTTTCCTCAGCCATAGTGATAACTCGGTTTATTGGTCTTTTTGGACAGATTCTTACTTCTGACTTTTGTACCAGAAGTTTCACCATAACCCTTAGGATGCTTACCAGGTTTTGTCTTACCTAACTTCTCAGAAGGTTTTGGCTTCTTCGATTCAGTGTCATGTAATCTTGCTGGCTTATCCTTATCTTTAGTTATAACACTTTCTTGCCCATGTTTGCGACCCAATCGTCGCATAACTTTACCAAAGCGACGCTTACTCATACCTTTACCTGGTGAGGTTTGGTATGAAACTTCACGTCCCTTGGATCCATCATCATATTTATATTCACCTACACCTTTCTTATATCCTATTCCTTTCTTCTTGAGGTCTTTTTCGAGCCCCTTGCGGGACTCTTTATTCTTTTTTGCGTCTGTACCCCTGTCTGCACTAATGTTTCCAGTTTGTTGAGTCTTTGATTTAGACAACATTCGAGTCGTAGGGTTTCCCTCTGCTATGAATGTTTTAAATGACATCAAAGGAGTCACAGACTCATCCTTAACATGGTCTGCCTTCTTATATAAAGGTTTGCCTGTCTTGGCATTCTTCTTACCTGACTTGTATCCTTGCCATGCAGGTGTGTTACCTTTCTTGTCAGCATTGGTAACAGTATACTCTTCTTTTGCTTCTTCCTTACGCTTTGATGCAGCAGCAGCATAGAATTTAGATGCTTGCTTAACTCGCTTCTTAGCACCTTCTCTATCGCCAGCAACTGCTTTCTTTCCACGATCAACATCAGCAGCCTTAGATGCTTTCTGAAGTGTATCAGAGGATAGCTCGTGAAGAACCTCTTCTTTTTTAGTACTCATAATAGCTCCCTTGCCATGTTTTGCTTCAATTTTTTTCTTGACAATATCAAGTGCTGTAGCACCCTTACCATACTTTTTCTCTGCCTCTTTCTGATAGACAGTTTTACCTTTGGGTTGTTTACCACTAGACCTACTAGGGGTTGACTTACGGTCAGAACCATCGTGTCCGATACCATACTTTACGAGACGATCATCTCGCATCCTATCGTAACCTTCTTCTCCAATGTTTACTGATTCAGTCTCAACGTATTGTGACTTATCACCTTTGATCTTTTTATCTCCACGGTTGGATCTATGGAGTGCTCTCCTTAGTTTACCATGACCAGCAACGTTATGACTGACACCAAACTTACGAACATTTCTGTCCTTCTCTTTGGTCTCAGGAGACTTACCTGAGTCTACCTTTGCCTCATCGATGATATGCTTGTTATGTTGTTTAGTTGTATGTTCCATTGATCCACATTTACCACAACATTTTTCCTTGCCGTGTGCCACGTTTAGCCTCCAACAACTTGGACTTGCTCCACAATAACATCAGCACTACCAGCAGTTAGTTTAACTGCACGTTGTACTACAGGTCTTGTACCTGCTTCAACCTTAGCGGTTGCTAATGCATAATCAGCTGATGCACCAGATGCATCAATATCAGTAGTAATAGTAGAGTCAGTAATAGATGCGACTAGCTTGCCACTACCAGCAGCAGAGACAAACGCTGCAACGAATGCAGTGTCACCACCATTAGCAGTAGAAATATAATCTTGAGCCGCAAAGTTATGCCTTTGTCCAGCACCACCAGTAATGGTGAGTACCGTAGGATTGGCATCCGTTGCTGCCTCTATTGTAGCTGACTTAGGTTTACCGACTGAGATTAACTCAGGGACTCCTGCTGCCAAAGTAATGGCAGGACCAGCATCAACTTGTATAGATGACGCTGAAGTTGCTAGGACACGCACTACTCCAGACTTAACTGTTATGTATGCGGTTCCAGAACCACTTACTGTTTGCGTATCTAATACGTTTAATACCGACATGACTTAATACTTTCCTACTATGTTATTTATCTTGCTTTTGTTTTAGAAATTTAGCAAGTTCTGCTGTGCTACCAACAAACATGGTGTTGTTAGTAACTTGTTTGTCTGCTGAGGATCCTTTAGGATTCTCAATCTCATTGACTTTTTTGTGAAGATCAGCAAGTTTATCAGCAACGTCACCGACGTGTTTGATCATTTGACCTGCTACTTCGTACGCCCTTGGTTGATCAGAGCTCTGAGCCACTTCGAGGATACCGTCCACCGCTTCCTGACCTTTTTCAATAAGCGAGTAGAGATTTGCCCTCGTGTAGTCATAGTCTTTCTTGAGTTGCTCCGTAGTCGTCGTTGGTACAACTTCCACCTTATGCTCCTTTTTAGGAACAATAGATGTTTCAACGTCCAGAGCTTCTTCGATCCCATCAAACTGCTTCATCTTGTCCTGTGGTTGGGTTCCATTGCTTAGAATCAACAAACTCACTCGTTAGCTCATTGAATCCAAAGTTATCATCTGCGTCAGCAGTGATTGGATCAGGTTGTACTGAGTACCTGACCTCTCTTGGTGCATTAGGTGCATTAGCAGTATCAGTTGCGTAATCAACGATTGCCTTCTTAATGATCTCACCAGACTTATCTTGGACAGGACCGTATAGGTAAGTCTTAGCAACAAATTGTAAGGTATATACTAATGTCCTACGAGTATCATAGTCACCTTCATAAACATCTTCATAATTTATTGATGTTAATGTAACAGGATAGTCTCTCTTCTCATCCATTGTTGGGACTAGATTCAATGTAATATTAAAACTAGGTTGGAAGAAAGGTAATATCTGCTCAAGAATCTGAAGACCATCGTCTTGATTCTTTGCCATTATTGCCAACTCAAAATTCAAATTATATGGTACTGGCATGAAGGATTTAAACTCCTTACCATCAGCCTGTGTGTTTCTGATGTATTGTGTAGGAGATACCTTTCTAGTTGCATCATAATTAAATCCTTGTATCTCAAAGGATATTCTAGGAAGAGTGATCTGAGTTGAAGTCTTATTGAGACCAACAGAACGTAGACGCTCTAAGAATTTCTGACGAGGACCATATGCCAGGGGCACCTTCATCACCTCTGTCTTTCCAGATGTCACACGACGCAATTCAATATTATTGAACAGCGTACCAAAACCGACTACTGTCTTCTTGATAATTTCGTGATATGAATATGTTCCTAACATTAGATACTACTTCCTTTGTTTCCAAACTCACCAAAGGGATTAGCCTCAGTGAAGTCAATGATATTATCAGCCTGAGTTTCAATTTGCCAGTTGGCCTCAGAGTCTGTGTTTTGATTATTTAGTGTATTATATGTAGCACTTGTCCATGCAGCACTAGATGTGTCTCCTGTAATAGTCTCAGGTATACTAAAGATACCAGATCTATTGTATACCACCAACTGACGTGTGGCACTATTCCAAGACTTGACTGTAGCAGTTACATTAGAGTTACCACCTGTAACAATCTCATCAGCAACAAAGTCTCCACTACCACCTTCAGCAACGTTAAGACTTATTGCATTGGCATAGTTGACCTCAACTGCATCAACCGCAGTGATTCCTGTGTCGAAGTCTTCGTCACTGTACTGGAAGAGTTCACAGCGTAAACCCCACGTATATTGCTTACCCAATGTAAAAAATGGGACTTCATACTCGACAAACTGGATCTCAAAGATCTTATTTGCCATTGGGAAGTATACGAGATCGCCTTCATTTGGTCTACCCTCCACTATTAAAGTTGCGTTATCGTCAACAGCAGCAGTAAACCTTGTGCGTGATATAACAAAGGTACATTGGTCTGCTATCTGCACACCAAACTTTGTAAACATATCACCATCACCTCGGAATCCTG